TTAGCTGATCGGCTTTGCAGGCGGCGCTTCGCCCCTGCAACGGTCGTGCTCTTTCACGAGCGCCTGGCCCACCTTGTTCTTTTGCGCCTCTGACACCTCGAGGGCATCGATCCAGGCCCGCGTCGCGTCCTTCGAAACGTAGGACTTACCGTCATCCCCGACCGTGTCGGGTGCCGGACGCGGCGTCGTGCGCGAGAACTCAGCGCGCGTTCTGCTGCCGATCTCGGGGCACGCGACGGGCGCCACATCGACAACCAGCGGCGCGTCCCACTTCAACGTCTCAACGGCGCCTTTGGAGCAGCCAAGGATCGTCAGCGGCAAACACAGCAGAGTGAGGATCAGAGCTTTGCGCACGGAGCGCCTCCTTTTCGGCTTCGAGAGCTTTGATGTACTGGTCAGCGAGATCGGATTCCTTCTCGCGCTGGCGGATCGTTTCTTTCGCGTCCGCAATGGCCTTCTTGAGCGCTGCAGCTTCCGCCTTGAACCGCTGAGCTTCGACCTCCGGAACGGAGACCATTCGCGGCGCAGACGGGTCCGGCCGAGACAGCCACCACACGCTCAAGCCGACAGCGCCCAGCAGCGACGCGATAGCAATGCCGCGTGCGATGCGGCGCCAGGCGATGCCGCTCACGAAAGGCGCCAGCCACGGCGCGAATTTCATGATCACCGGCCCGAGCGTGGGCGCGACGAAGCTCCAGGCGACGCGCAGCGCGCCGCCGATATATGCGAACATGGATTTTCCCCCTATCAGCCGAGACCGAGGCGCGCCTTCAGCACGCGACGGAATTCCACCTTGTTGGCGAACGCCCAAACCGCCGTGAGCGCGACAATCACGGCGATTGTCGTCAGTCCGCGTGGCGTGAGCGCCCAATGCCCGATGTCGACGATGCGCTCGCCGAGTGACCGGCTGCTCTCGATCGCGGTGACGACCTTTTCCGGGTCCGGCAGCGTTTCGATCTTCGGCACGACAACCGGCGCTGGTGTGTCTCCCGTTTGCGCGAGCACGAGCGCCGTCGTTATGCCAACTTCTGCAGCCCGCTTCGTGCCGCCCGTAAGTTGCACGGACGTCGACCCTTCGGCCGCAACGTCCTCACGGGTGATCGTCTCGCGGTGCGCCAGCGGCATTTCCTTGGCGTAAGCAGAGGCGAGCGCCTTTGCCGTCGCGGCATCGATCTCACCCGTGATGTCCAAGCTGTTCTGTTCCTGGAACGTGCGGATGGCGCCGCGCGTGCGCGGCCCAATGATGCCGTCCGCGTCGCCCGGCGCGTAGCCGAGTTCCTGCAGGCGCCGCTGCACGGCCGCGAGATCGTAGCGTGGTTGTGCCGGTTTGTTGGCCAGGGCGCGACGCATTTCGCTCATCGGGAAATGCGGACCAGGATCGACCTTGCGTCGGGGCGAAATTTCGAAGTGACCAGCGACGTCGACGATGCTCGGATAGGCTTGAGACAACGCCCAGATCAATCGCGACACAGCATCGATCTGCTCAGGCGTGTAATTCAGCCAGGCGCCGGGGCCGTGGGTCGTGCACGATGCGTCCGACCGCGCGCAATCGGCGAGCGGAAACGTCTCACCGAACCAAGCCACCGCACCCTCGCCGCGCGGCGTCAGCTTGCCGGGATTATCGATCTCGATGCCGATCGAGAAGCCGTTGCAATTCTCGCGTCCGCGCCAATTGCTTTTCCCGGCGTGCCACGCGGAGCGGTCACAGTCGACCATTTGCGTGATCGAGCCGTCGCGGCCGACGACGAAATGCGCCGACACTTTCGAGGCCGGGTCCTGAAACCACGCAACGGAATCGTCAGCTTTGAGCCGGTCCGCAGTGTCGTGGAGCACGATCAGCGTCGGCTCGATGCGCCCGCCATGGTTCGGGCTCGGCACATAGCGCGCCGCCCGCCCGTCGATGAACAGGCGGTCGTCTCGGATTTCGAACATCCGTTCCCCCATATTGCTCGGCGCTTCGGTTGCCCAGAGCCAACCGCGCCAAATAAAAAGGGCCGGCGCTCTCGCACCAGCCCACACCCCAAGTTGTAAGGATCGCTTACGTGTTGCTCGGCCACGCGGCTGCGTCGATCTCAGCCGTCGTCGTGATGTTGCCCAGCGCGATGTCGGCGCGAACAGCGCCGAGGATCGTATAGTTGTCCTGCACCCACGCACCGACGGTGAGACCCAAAGCGATCACTTGCGCGGCCGTTAGCTGGATGATGGTTGCCCCGTTGACCCAATCGAAGACGTGCTCCGGCGCAAGCTGCGCCAGCGAGACGGCGCCGAGCATGTCGACGCGCCCGTTGCCGGTGGTCGAAACCCACACGCCGCCGATGTTCACGCCGCCCGCCATTTGGGCCGCATACTTTGTGTTGGCGTAGTCGTTAAGGTCCGCTTGAGTTGGCGGAAGGGGCTCAACGGGTTCGGGCTCAGGGGAAAGCGCCAACGAAAACTCGCCTTCGGTGATCGTGATCACCCGCGCGTCGTCTGGATCGCTCAACACGTCGATTGCAGCAAGATAGTCGGCTTTCGAGATTTCGACACCGCCAGGCAGCGGATCGCTCGAAAGCTGATCGGGAGCTTTTGCGTAGTAGGCCATCACTTGAGCCTCATGATGTAGGTCATGCCGATGTTCTTCGAGCGGGTTTCTCCGTCCGTCGTCGAAGATGCTCTCGCAGACGGTGAAGCCGAGCTGTCGATAGCAAATGAGCCTGTTGCAAGCGCACCAGAAGCCGCTGCGCTAGAACCAGGCGTGCCGCCGACAATTATTGCTCCATCGACATTGGCGACAGCCGTGCGATTGAAGCCGACAGAACCCGTGATTTTCTGCATCTGGTCGTTTTCGACAGTGCCGACACTGCCCGCGCGCAGGAAGCGACGTTCCGTGTTGATCAGGCGGATCGTCTTACCGTTGAGTAGTGAGCCGCTGAGCGAAACGACGCCGGTCGCCTGGACGAGCGGAGCCGAGCCACTGACACTCTCGGATGTCAGAATGCCTTCGTTGTATTCGCCGGAATCTGCCTCGCCAGCCGTCAGCAGAACGTATCGGAATGCAGGGTTGTCGGTCGGCGGAAGGGCCGCGGAAAGGCTCGCGAAGTGGTTCGACGCGACCGGGATAGGTACGCCGATTGGCTGCGAGGACCAAATGGACGAAGCCGAAAATGCATCGAACTGGTCTTTAAGAGCCTTGCCCTGTGCCGCCGAAAGCGGCTTCAGCGCGTCGTTGGTCGTTAGATTGTTGACGATATCGGCCGTCGCGACGACCGCGAGCAGTGTACGCATCGCTGTGTAATCCGCCGCCGAGATCAGGCTGCGACCGTTCGCCGATGCGTTCGTGATATCTGCAACCGTAATCTCGAGGGCTGTCTTCAGCGACGCGGCGGAAATGTTTCCGGTGAGACCGGCAACCGCGGCGATCGCGTCCGTGTTGTCGATCTTGCGCCAGGCAGTGCCGTCGTAGACAGCCCAGTCGCCGACCTTCCAATCCGAGATGCCGTTGAGCGCCGTCGTGCCGTCTGCATCGACGATATAATAGTGGCCTTTCGTGCCCGCGCCGCTCGTGAGCGCCGGCGTATTCGTCGAGGCATTCCAGAGGGTTTGGAAAGCCATCGCCCCAAGCACGGCGTCCGGAAGCTGCGCCGTCGGCACCTTGCCGGACCCGTCGAGACCGGCATAGCCGTTCGCGAGGCCCTTCTGGCCGATCTCCTGCAGTCCGGCGAGCAGCGCGTCGACCTCACTTTCAAGGTAATACCTATCATCGTGCTCATGCGCCGCCGGAGCGACAAGCCCGATCAACGCCGATATTGCCGTCGTGAGATCGGCGTCGCTGTCCTCCGTCAACGTCACGTCCGCGGCCAGCGCCAGCCCGCGGATGTTTCCGATCAGGCGATTGACGAGCGCCGCTGTCAGCCTCGTGCCGTCGTTGCCGCCAGGTACGGACTCGTCCTTCGCCCACGGCATCGTCGCCGGAACGTGCGGCGGCCGGATGTCCGTTCCATGGGCGCCGTCGAATCCCCAGGCAACCATCTGCTAGTCTCCGTGATGAAGTTGAGGGAAAGCGATCAGGCAACCGCGAGAAGATCGACGTAGAACGTCGTGTTAGCGCGCGCGATGTCATGCCCGCAAACGCCGGCCGAGATGTATCGAGTATTCGTGGTCAGCGTAGTCCAGGTATCCCAATCCATGGTGCCGCCAAATCCCTCCTCGAATTGGGTTTGACGAAGGCGCTCGAGCACCTTTGGCGTACGCGCCCAGTTGTGCGTAACTGTCCAGGGCGCCGAGAAGCCGTTGACCGGCGTGCCGCCGCTTACAAGAGAACCGGTGAACCTGCCCTGCAGCGTATGCTTGTTGACCAGCGGCGTCACCGTCGGCACGTTGCCGGCGTTGGTGACCACCCGGGCGACGAGCATGTCATCGTAGGCGGTATCGAACGCTTCCAGACCTTCGGCGCCCGCGCCTGCGTTGTACGAGCCGTCCGCAAGATCGCGCAGCATGAAGCGGCCCTTGGGATAGGTGCCGGGGTTGGCGTTCGCGTGCCCCGGCGGGTACCAGCGAAGATGATATGTCTTGCTCTGGGCGGTCGCGAACGTGCGCGCCGCAGCGTCGAAGTCGCTCGTTGTCGAGTAGAGACGGTGGCCGCGATGCAGGAACGTCAGACCGCTGTTGATAACGACTTGCCCTGTCGACGTGGCGAACGTGAGAAGGCCGTTGCTGTTCTGAATCTCCGGGAAGATCGGCAGGTTGAGGAAGCCTGCAAGGCTGAGATTGGATTGCGCGGCCTGGATGGCCTTGAGCAGCATGTCGTCATCGACTTCGTTCTCAGCCACGCCCATGCCGCGGATCGCGCGTCGCAAGTTAGCGGTGATGAAGTTCAGCCAGCGGTAGCTGATCTTCGTTCCGGTGTTGGGATCGTTGTCGACACAGGGGCCGAACCAAGAGTCGGCGCTGGACTCGGAATCCGTCTGTGGAGGCCGCGTGGTCGTCTCGTTGATACCAGGACCGTGCGGACCGTAAATGTTCGTGCCGGGCATTAGATCACCTCATAGATGGCTCGCACATGAGCCGGTTTCCAGCGCTCGATCAGACAGCGCACGATGTCAGGGACAGGCGGGCAAGGAGGAGTGCAGTCCGCCACAGCGGCGTCTGCGTTAAACGGCACTGGGCGCGTCCATGCCGGGCTAAGTTCCGTGATGATGCGGATGCGAATGACGGCCGCCTCGCACTCACAATCGAGAGGCGTGCAGTCCGCGACGGCCGCGTCGGCAAGAGCCATCCGCGTGTTCGCGCAATCCTGACATTCGACGTGCCAGCCGTTGCGGCTGGCGAGCGCGGCGAGGTAGGCGCAGGTCGCGCCACCCGTCGACCTCACCTTGTCGCAAAGAGTGTCCCAGGGCTCGCATTCGTCGGGAAAGCCATATTCGCGACCCCATTCGATGCGAAGCTCGCGCGTAGTCGAACAGAAGAATTCCTCGAGCAAGGCGCAGGCGCGCTGATGCAGATATTCAAGCACCTCGGCGTAGGCCGCCCAGAACTGCTGCATCACCGAAAGGCGTTCGACGACAGGCTCGGTGCCAAGCCCGGTCGAGCCGAGTTCGTAGATACCGAGTTGGCTGGACTCGCTCGCGACGATGCGCTCAGTGCCGTGCTCGTGCGTTTGCCACGCGCGGCCGCGTGGAAGCAGCGAAATAATCTGCTGCCACAGTTGCCATTTCGTCGGGCAGAAGAACGGCCGCTCGCCCGCTATTTCGCAGCTCATGCGAACTCCAAGGTGCCGAGCACTGGTAGCTCGCCGGTTGCGAATTCGACGTCATCGGCTGGCGCGACGAGCTCGTGATGGTCCTCGCCGGTCGCGATCGAGATCGCCTCGATCAGCTTCGATCGGTAGAGGATGAATGGCGATGTCGACGTCGAAACGCGCCCTTCGCGATCGAGCATGTCGAGAATTTCAGCCCGGACGGCGTCACGGACGGCGCCGGTGTCAGGCGATAGCGCGACTTCGATATCTACCGGCGAAGGCACAGGCGCCGCGACTTCAACAAGCGCGCCAGCCGGCCGGACAGTGTCGATGTAAGCGGCGACCGCTGACACATCGGCGCCTTGTGGGATGCCGTTCGGATAGGACGTGTCCATCAGAAACCACACGCCGACCGAAGACCGTCCGTTGTCGGCCGTGACGGGGTCGACGTACACCCGCGTCACGCCGTTGATCTCGCGCGCCCAGGCTACGTAATCATGCACGGCGCCACCGTGCGGCGGCATGCGCTTCCGGAACCATACGCGCTGCCTAAGGCTTTCCGTGCTCTCCGTGTCGGCACCAGCACCAATTCCGCTCGCCGCCACGACAGCGGCCGTGTTCAGCCGGCTCATGGGCACGGTCATGGCGAGGCCGACACCGGATGCGGCGTTGCCGATCTTTCCCGCAGTGAGACAGCGCACGGATAAGTCGATGCTGCCAGCGCCGCTCGTCGAGCCGCTCTCCGTGACCTCGTATTGCACGCCGTCGGCGCGCTGCAGGATGATGCCAGCGGGAACCGTGATGTTTGTGTCACCGCTGATCGTCGCCTTGCCGACGGCGAAGGTGGCCGGCAGGCGCGACATGCCATACTCGGCGGCGTGCCGCTCGATCCAATAGGGGTCGGTCGCGGTGTGAACAAGGATCTGGCGCGAGATGTAGTTGAGGAAGCTGAACGCTTCCCAAACCGCGCCGGCTATGACCTTGGCAGACACCGCCAGGTTGTTCGGCCAGAGAAAGGCGTCCGAGCCTTTCAGGTTTGACCGGAAAGCGCGCGCGGATCGCTCAGCGAGAGCCTTCAGTGTCGGCGTCTCAAACGGCATGAGCAAAAACCCCCTGATCGCCGAAGTTCATCGGAGCGTTGCGGCGTGTCTCACCCCACAGCACCGCGAAACGCTGGTCGTAGATGCGCGCGCCGGAATGATCGAAGTGCCGCACGATCAAGCCGAGAAAGCCTTGGTCTTGGCGCAATTCTGTCTCGACCTGCGTTTCCGCGACTGCGCCCTGCTCGGCCAGCACCGCGAGCGCCTCGAGCGCATAGTCGCGAACGCTGACCGCCGTTTCATCGCTGGCGATGCCGCGCTCGACTTCCGTCCAGATGAGCGAGCCCAGCGCCTGCTCGGGCTCTCCGTCGAGTTTCAGGGAATCGCCCCACCAGCCGCGCCGATCGTCATCGCCGCCAGCCAAATCAAGATCATCCGGCGCTCGTGCGTCCGTCATGAGGATGAGCAGAGTCGCGGTATGAAGTGCCGCCTCAGCTCGCAGCCCGCCCAGGCTCTCGACTTGGTCGCCTTCGCCCGCAAGTATCCAGTCGGCATATCCGCCAGTCGCATCGAGCCTCTGAACCCAAACGGAGTCCCACACGAGTTGCGGCTGCCGCTCGCACCCTTCTGTGTCGCGCTTACGGACGAGCATCAGGCCTCATTCGTCATATGTTTTGGTGGCGCCAGAGATCAGCGCCGCGCCGCAAGCCGTGAGATCTCCATGGCGAGCCACGTGCTTGCCCTCACAGAGCATCTTCTGCGAATGTCCGACGATCGGGTTGGGCCCATGGATCGGACAGTTCAGGATGTCGTCTTTGCGGGCAATCAGTGCGCCTTCACAGAGGCTCTTGCTGGCGGACGTCACGATGGCGCCGCCGTGTGTGCTGGTGTCTCCCAGCCGAGCGATGAGCGGCATCAGAGCGGATTGATATGAACCGTGCCGCCGCCCTGGGATTTGATGACCCAGTTGCCGTCCTTGTCGCCATTGATCTCCTGACCAGGGGAGGCGTACATCGTCGTTTCGCCCGCCTCGCGGTCTTTCTTGCGGTCGTCGGGATGCTCGAGCCCCATGAGGAAGGCCTGATCCGGGCGGCCGTTCGCCATCATCACGTAACCGATCGCACCCACGCGAGGATTGCCGGTGAAGCCGTGCGGCTGTCCGCGCAACGGCAATTCGAAGTATTCGTCCGCGAGGCCCATGCACTTGACCATCTGGATAGGCCCGCTGTCGTCGACTTCGATCACTTCGACGCGCCGCGTGACGTTGCGACCCATGTCGACGTCGGCATCGTAGTTCATCGTTTTGCCTGTGGAGAGAGAAGCGGGGTCGGCAAAATGCGGCCGATAGTGTTGTTTGAACTGATACTCGTCGGTGGACATGTAGGGCGCATCGCGCTCGGCTTCCCATTGGATGCCTTTGTCCTTCGGAAGCGGTGCGCCATCCGGATCGCGGGCCGTATCACGGCCCTCCCACAGTGTGTCATCACCCAAGGAATCCTGTGTCCCTTGATTGAGACTGCGCACGACGCGGTTCGTCCAATCACTGGACTCGCGGTTCTTCTCTCTCATGCGCAGCAGTTTGTCATGCGAGAGAAGGCTGCCGTCTTCATCCTCGGCATAGTGCGGTACGCGCGTGATAGGCATTTAGAACCCCTCGTTCCACGAACCGGCGCTACCCTTGCCGTTCTGGCCCTGGCCGCGATGAGCGCGCGGATCGACGAGACTGAGAACGGCCGTCGTGCCGCTCTTGTCGTCCTGATCGGCATCGACCTTCTCTATGAGCATGTCCTGCACCAGGTGCATCAGGATCGGGCTCTGCACGAACACGATGGTATTTGGCGTCCAGAGCTTGCCGGCATCGTCGCGCCATCCCTGAACAGTCACAGTCGCCTTGGTGCCGTTCCCTGCGCAGCGTTCCTTCTCGTGGTTGGCGCGATCACGCGCCCGGCTCTTGTCCGTATCGCTCTCGTGGACGATGACACGGGGGCGATAGCGCTTAACGCCGCCGTCGTTTGCCATTTCCTTGATGCGCAGGTTTTCGGCGCCCGAGCCGTGGCGGTTCTGGCCTTTGACCGTGTATTCGCTCATGCGGTTCTGGTCGTCGAAATCGACGGACCATTCGAGGATGTTGACGCCCTCGATCAACGCACCGGCCGCGCGCTGCGCCACAGACGCGTTGGTGATCGAGATCGAACCGTCAGGCTCCCCCATGAGGGTCGCGCCGCTCGACCGCAGGTAACGCTCGACGCAGCGAAAACAGCGCTCTCCCTGCTTGAGCTGTTGCATCGGTATCTTCGGCAACGGCACCTTCGCATTGATGCCGACGCCGAACTTGTCGAGTTCCGACGCGAATTCACCGGCCGTCTTGTCCTTCGCGTGCCCGGTTGGATGGACGGCCGACGAGTCGACGAAATCCTGTGCCTTACTGCGGCCGGCGATGTTCACCCTGTGGCGCTTCGCGCCGCCGCCCGAATGATAGCGGTTCACGTAACCGTTGCAGATCAGGCTTCCCGTCGCGAGCAGCGTGATCGGCGTTCCAGGCGGGAAAGAAAATTCGCCAGGGATCTCGGTTGTATCCACTTGGAACGAACGACATGCTTCGTCGATCGCTGCCGACCACGAGCATCGCGTCCAGCCGCTGTATTCGAAGCCGCCCGCTATGACCGAAACGAATTCCGTCGCCATCTACCGCGCCAGAGCCTCGATTTCGAGCGGCATAAAGGACGCGTGCAGAGCACGATTGCGAGCTGCGAGTTCCTCTGCGCGGCTTGCATCCGCATAGAGCCGGTTTGCCCACCAGAGCGACGGCATTGATGCGTAGGTTTCGAAGATCTGCACGGGTGCGAGGTCCGTAAGCAACCGGGTGAAATACTGAATTGCGTTGTCCCGAACCTCAGAGAGAGCGACGTAGGCAGCGTATGCCGTCGGTCCCTCGAGCGCCTCGAGCGCAGCATCGAAGCGTTCCGCGAGATCCGCGCGCGCCTGGATGGCGGTCCGGCGGTCGCGGTATTCGATGTCCGTCACCGCAACTGCCCACTGCGCGAGAGCCGTCAGCCGCAGCGCCAGAGCGATAGCAGTAGAATTCGCGACCTGGATGCGTCGGCTCAGCGTTCGAGCGACCACAGTGTCAGGGCTCGCCGGTTCGGTCAGGGGCGCGAGCGCAACAGCAACGTCGTTAGCGCTCGCGGACTCCCGCATGCCGCCGACGACGCCTGCGATGCGTTCTGCAAGCTCAGCGGTAGCTTCGTCGCCGCGCTGCTGCGTCACGAAGGAATCCGCCGCGAACGCATTGCCGACACTACCGATAGCGGCGAGCGTTTCGGCGTCGTCGTAGATATCCTGCACCGCGCGCACGATTACGGGCTCTTTCGCGGTGTCGAGCGGCAACGCTTCACGTACTGCAGAGAGCTCGGCAGCTATGTTGCGAATGTCGTCGGCTGCAGCGTCACGAACGAACCCAGCGCGGCCGACAGTCGACACCGTGGCGGCAAGATACTGGCCGACGGCAGTCGTCACCGCAGCCGCTGCGGAGAACGTCAGGCGTTGCAGATACGGCGCGGGGAACGGGCCGGAGCCACTGCCCTCGCGCCAGAACTGCAGCGAGAATGCGAGAAACCCCTGCTTGTCTTTGTCCCAAGCGCGCTCACAGCTTTCGCAATGCGCTTTTAGCCGCTCCTCGGGCAACTGCAACGTGGCAGCGCCGCCCTGGCTGCAGGCCTTAAATAGCCGATCGCCCTCACGCAGCAGATTGTCCGATGCGATGTACGCCGTCACGCTGATCCGGTTGGCAGAACGCCCGAGATCTTCGATGTAGGGTGTGTTTCGATGCGGGAATTCGTGCACGACGAGGCGTCGACCGGTCTGCACTTGGTCTCGATCGACCCAGAAGTGAGCACCGCGGAAGCTGGCGCGCCTCCACGTTTTCAGCCAGTTGACCATATTCGCTTAGCGCCCCGCGTCCGACATCGACTTGCCGGTCTGCAGCGATCCCTTGAGATCGCCACCGCTCTTCTTCGTGACCTCGCCGCCACCTTTGACCGTGACTTCGACGTCGACTCTGCCCTGCACCGTGCCTTGCACGTTGGCGTCGACGCGGCCCGTAACGTCAACCGTCTGGGGACCGGCATTCGGGTCGATGTCGCGGATCATGCCTTTCGGCGTGCCGTCCGGGTTCACACCATGCCGATACGCGCCGTAATCGTAGGTGTTGGTTGCAGCGCCGCTCTTCTCGATCTTCGGCATAAGATTGAGTTTCTCAAGAACGCCACCGATCGAACTCATGAAGGACGAGATCGCATTTCCGATGGTTTGGAAGGTTTCAGACAGCACCTTTGCGGCATTTGCGATCGACTCCCATCCCGTCATTGCCGTGACGAGGGTCGCAAGCGCCGCTGAAACCGCGAGAATAGGTGCGCTTGGGATGGCGGCGAATGCGCCGAGTGCGGCCGCCACGGCCGATATACCCATGGCCACGCCGCCGAGTGTCCAGCCCACAGCGCTAAGGGCAACGAAAGCCGCCGCAGTTTTACCGATGACTTCGATCGCGCCGGATGGCATGGAGGCCACCGCGTTCGCCAAGTTGCCCAGGCTCGTGACGACGGCGTTTATCCCGTCCGTTTCGCGAAGGCGAATTGCCGCTCTCTGTAGAGATGATAGAGCTGATTCCCAGCGACCATAAGCTGATTGCTGATACTCAAGCTTCGCCGCATCGAGCCCCTGCCCCTGAGCGCGCTGAGATATATCGAGAACACGCATCACCTCTCCCCACTGATTGAAGAGAGTCTTCATGCGGGCAATGTGGCGCCCCTCGAAGATGGTCGCGAGTTGCGCATCCGATATTTTTCCGTCCTTCACCATTCCGGCCACATCGGAAAGGTACTTAAAAATGTCGACTTTTCCGCCCGCTGACGTGATCGTGTTGAGCACTTTGAGATAGGTATCCTCGATCGTCTCTTTGTCACCCGTCAGATTGTTGATGTAACCTGCGATACGATCAATGTGCTCAGGATCTGCTCCGCGCCCTTCTTTCTGCGCCTTCTGGAGCTCGTTAAGTATCCAGGCCTTGTTGTCCTTTTTGATGTATCCAGTGAACATACGCATGAGCTGGTTCGTCGCGCGGTACGGATCCGAACCGGTCAGGTCCATATAATTGCGACGATCGATGCCAAGCGCCGTCATCGCGGCAGTGCCTTCGAACGTTGGCTTGATAAACCGAAGGGCCGAGCTCTTGAGCGCCGTGCCCGACTCCTCGTCCATCAGGCCGCCTTGCACCATGCCCCCAAGCAAAGCGCCAGTTTCATCGATACTAGCGCCGAAGGTGGCAAACACGCCGCTGAACTGCCTTAAACCGTCCTGTATGCGTGAGACGGACGTTCGCGTGGCGCTTGCGACCATTGCGATCTTGTCACCAGTAGCGGCGATCCACTTTGAATAGCCGTCAGCGTCGGTTGGCGCTTTAAATTGCAGCCCTAACGTTCCCATCAGTTCTGCAGCGGTCCCATGCCCGACATCCGGATCGATCATGTTGAGGATCGCGCTCGTCCTCATGATGGCATCGGCTTGCTTGAGCGCAATGCCCATTTTCGCCGCCGCTTCGGCCGCCTCGATTAGACCGGTTGGCGACACGCCGAGCATGGTCGATGTGGCGAGCGACGACGCCTTGATCGCCTCAGCATCACGCGCAATCTTGCCATGGTCGATATTGCCGAAGCGATCCATCGAGTCCGCGATACTTGCGATGCGCAGACCGAGCGCCTTTTTCTCGAATTCTTGTGTGCCGTAGATGATCGCGCCAAGACCCATTGCCATCGGCCCGGCCATGGCCGAGCCGGCGCGCCGGGCGCTCGTGGCAACCGCGTTTGCGCGGTTCGAGACGCGCGTGAGCGCGTTGAGCGCACCTGCCATGCGGCCGACCGGTCCAGAGAACCGATCGACTGCAGTAATGACCGCGTTGGCGTTGAGGATCATGGTCGGAGTCTCTTGACGGCGTCAGTGATCAGCACTTCTCGGTTTTCGCGCTGGCTGATGAAAGCGAAAAATCGATGGTGCCAATAAAAGAGCCGATGCACAGGAGCGCGCTCGACGTATTCCGGGTCGAAGCCGGCGATAAACACCAGTTCGTCGACCCGGTCCGCTAGTTTCCCTTTTGCGCAGCACCAATGATGCGCCGCAGGGCCGCTTCGACAGCGATGCCGTCCTGCATGGAAAGCTGCGAAAGCACGATCTGATCGAGCCCGGTGAGGCGCTCCGTCCACCGCATCGCGGCGATGCGGTCAACGATCGTCTCCATCTTCGTCGGCCGATTCGTGATCGGGTCCATTTCGAGCACGTAGACGCGATCGATCTCGCCGATATCCATCAGGTCGGCATAGGTCGGAACACGCAACCGAAGGACGCTGAGATCTTCGGTGTGGGCGTGAATCCGCTTGGAAAGCGGGATCTCTGCGGCGAACGAGACAGGCGCAGGTCCGCCCGCCGCCGGAGCGGCGGCTTGCGGCGTCGTGCCAATCATTTCACTGAGACGTGCCATGGTAACCCCCTTGCTGGTGATGACGCGCCACGGTCACCCTAACCGTGGCGCTTTATGTCTCTTAGACGTAGCGGATCTGATCGGAGACGAGCTCGATGCCGCTGATTTCGCCGTTCGCGGTATTGCGGGACGGCGAGCCCGTCGCAAAGGCGCCCGTCAGGAGCACGGCGCGCCCCATCTGCTTCTCGACGGCCGAGACGTCGATGCGGGCGTCGTCGCGATAGATTTGCCGCACGATGGACGGGCCCTGGCGGTCTCGGATCGTCAATTTGAACTTGAACGGCTTCGGCTTCTGCGTACGGCTTACGCTGCCGTCCTGGTTGACTTGCGCTTCGGCTTCGAAATTTGTCTCTTCGATTTCGAGTTCGCCGGCGATCTGATGCGGCACTCCGTCGATTTTGAGCACGACGAAACCGCCCGCATTGGGACTGGCCATGGATTAGGCTCCTGTTGTCGGGGTTGACGAAGGCGAGGCTGAAGCCTCGCCGGATCAGGCGGCGAGAGCGTCGCGAGGCTCGCGGCGCTGCATGAAGTTGACGGCAGCAGCCGCAACGATGTGCAACTGATTGACGTGGTCGAGCGGCAGCGAAGCGTTGACCCGGTTAGCGTCAACCAGGTCGCGCTCGACGACGATGTCGCGGGCGAACATCTCGGCGTTCTCGAACACGCCGAGCGCTACAAGATCCTCGTAGGCGTGAATCATCGTGAGCTTGATGTCTTCTGCCGTGACAATCCCAGGGTTGTTGCTCGGGTTCGAGTCCGCGAGCGCCTTTCGCCCGTGCACGTTCGTCAGCTTCTGGCGGATGTAGCGGATGCCGTACATCGATTGCGCCATCGTGTTGACGTCGAGATAGGTTGCATCGGCGTCGCCGGAAACATTCGACTGATACGTTGTGATCATGCGCTCGATGCGAACTTTGCCATCGCGCGTGACGTAGTATGTCGATATGCCGTCGTAGAGAAGCGTCTGCTTTTCAGACAACACCATGTGATCGGACACTGACAGCGGCCCTGCGATGCCCACGAGTTCGAGAGTGCGAAGCGGCCGGGAGATCTCGGCCGATGAGCCTGGTGCCTGCAGATGCGACGCCGTGATGGCACCGATCGCAGCGGCGACACGCCAGGACGGCGACCTGAATTTGCGCACCGGGAAGATCGTGGCGTGCTGGTCGTTGCGACCGCTGCCGAGCGTGGACAGGTTCGCGACCGTTTCGGCGCTCGTGCCGATGTAGTGGCCGTAAATCTGCTTTGCCCACGACCAGCGACCCGAAATGTCATTCAGGAGATCGCTGGCGTCGCCTAGCGCGGCCGAGGTTCCGTACGGCCCAACGATCCAGTCGAATTCGTCGTCGCCCAGGTTTGAGAACGCGGTGGTCAGGTCCGGGTCGGCCGCGCCGTTTGCCATCGCTGCGATCGTGAGGAGCGCCGCGCCGAGCGGTCCTTCATCCGAGATCTTGCCGATATCGATGGCGATGGTGTTGCCTTGTACGCCCTTATGGCGCGCCGTCAGGTCGACCTCGTAGTTGTTGGTGCCGTTGACCGCGGCAGTAACGGAAAGCCCCAGCGAAGAGTTGTTGATGGCAGCCGCCAGCGCCGTCGCGATCGTGGCCCGCGTGTCCGTCGTCTGAACGGGAATACGCACGCGCACCCCCTCGATGTAGACCGAAAGCGCCTGGGCCTGCGTGATCGACGGAGCAGCCACCGTGATCTTGCCAGTCGCGGCTACGCCGGAGCCGTCGTCGCTCAACGGCAGTATCCAGATTTCCTGCGCCGGCGCATTGTTGCGCGCGGTGCGGTACATCTGCTCGAGCATCGAGTTCGTGCCGGCGAGCGTGGAGATAGACGAGTCCGTTGCGAGCACCGGAATGTTCGGTGTTGCAGCGCCGCCCGAAAGTTTCTGACCGACCAGAAGCAAGCGCGCGTTCTGCTGGTAGGGTGTGCCGCCGGGCTGAAACTCGGCGTAGAAAAACGGTACGCGGATATTGGTCGGGATGTTGTTGAACAGAACGCCTGCCATGTCTTAGCCCTCCTTCTTCGCGGCGGCCTTGGCGGGCGCCTTGGTGACGATGACGTCGCCGTCGTCGATGCGCCGCTGCCAGTAAGGATCGGCGGCAGTAATCGGGACGGTCATTCCCTCGGTCGGCAGAACCTCGTTCGGTCGGCCGGGAATGCGAACGATGAGGTCCGGACGTGCCGGCCTCACATGAACCTGTTTCATGGGCGCTCCTTTGTGCGGAAAGCTGGATTTAAGCGTCGGGGAACTGCACCTCGGCAACGCCGTCTGGGCGCTTACCGCCGCCGGCATCGGCTTCCTTGATGCGCACACGGCGAAGCGGCGCGGCTACGATCGGGCCGAAGCCGCCGTTGTCTGTGAGGAGCTCGCGAATGTGTTCGCAGGAATTGGCGTAAGGCCCGCCGTCCTCAATCACTGCGTCGAGAAGCGGGCCGAGCGGCGCAGGAATTGAAACCTCAATCGGCGGATCTCCCGGTGCCGGAGGCGCAACGATCGCGGGCTCCGCCGGCTGCTCGAGCATGACCTTGATCATGACCTGCCGAGCTGCGAAGCGGTACTGCGCTTCGCGCTCAACGAAGCGTCTAGAACTCCACGACTCGAGGCGCACGATCACGCCACCGTTGCTCGCCCCGGACGTCAGTCGCTCAGCCCATGGGGTCGAAGGCTGACGGAACATGCGCTCGACTTGAGACTCGAAAAGATCGAGCATCGTTTCGAGTTCGGGCTCTGTCTCGACCGGTAGGAACGTGCTGAACGGATTTCCGTTTTCGTCTTTCATCGGCGTGCCGGTTTCATTGACGAGCGGGCCGACCATGCCCATCGACAATTCGAGCACGAGATTGACGTGCTGACGCCACGGAGGGCCGCCGTTGTTTGCTGAGAGCGCGTCGCGGTCGTCATCGTCGGTGTAAACGATCGCAATGGGCGCGATGTCGCCCTCTGTCGCGCCCTGGATCGGATCGATGCGGCTATCGAACACGCGGTTTGCCGCGATGGTCGGGAATGGTGCCTGCATCGCGTTGGTCATCGCCATCACGACACCAAGTCGCAGGGCTGTGCGTTCAAGGCTCATGCACTCTCAAATCCCAGGGTTTTTACGGTGAGCTTCAGGCGCCCTTCCCCATCTCGATCGAGAGACGACACCTCGAACACCTCGCGGGTATCCAGACGCTTGAAGCGGTCGAGCGCCTTCGGCAGTTGCTCGGCGAGAAATTGACGAATGTCGAAGCTCAGGTGCTCGCGATCGAGCATGGCGGGGATCGAGCCGCGCGCCTCCGAGCCGAATTCCGTGCTCTTGAAAGGCTTGCTCTCGTGAATGCCAACGACACGACGAACATCGCGCGTGCCGTCAGGCTCGCGACGGCCGCCACCAGGCGCCGACGTGAACGGGCGAAACTCGAACGGCTCTCCGTAGACCCGCTCGAGTTCTTTGAAAGCTGCGTTTTCGAGCGCAGCGAAGATGGACGGCATCACCGACTTTTCGCTTTTGCTTTCGGTTTTTCAGCTTCCTGCTCGGCCTCAGCCTTTGCAGCAGCGGGTTCGGCTTGGTCGTCCACGGCCTCTTCGTCCGCCCTGGCTTTCGCCTCAGCAGTTTCCTGCTTGGCTCTCTTGCTGGTTTTCGCAGCCGACTTAGCGGCTTCAGCGCGTTCCACCTCTTCTTTTTCAAGGATTGCGGCTGCCTGCTCCATATCGCCGCCGGTCTCAGCCAGGAGATCCAGCCAACGCTTGTGCACGCGGATCGTGTCGGCAAACACCGGAGACGGCGGCTGCAGTGTTTCGGCATGGCCGCTCGCAATTGCAGAAGCCGCAACCTCTTCTTCGAATTCGAGGACGAGGCCGCGAGGGCACTTGCGGGTTGAAATCTCGTCGTTGATATCAACGAAATCGTATTCCCAATCTTTGGTCATGCGGACCGAGATCATAGAAAACTCTCCATTCTGAACGGGATGCGGCCCGGCTACCATGGCAGCCGGGCTGGGGTCGTACGATTGGGAGCTGCTTTATTACGGCGCGGCCGCGGTGGTGCCCTTGACGAGCGTCTTCGGCCGCGTCCAAATCGGCAAGAAGCTCGACTGCGTGTGCAGATCGACGCCGCGATCGAAACGAACCGGAGCCGCCTTGGCATAGTAAATCTCACCAGGCATGTTCAGACACTCGATGAAATCGCCCGGTGCGGCGAAGCTCACCGCGCTCTGGACGGTGCCAAGCGGGAAGAAGCGCGCGGTGTTCGCGGGGATGAACTTGCGGGCCGTCGTCGTGCCATCTTGGTTGAGTTGGCTCGATTGCCCACGATACTCCATGAAGAGCACGCCCTGATGGAAAAACGCGGGTCGGACGTCGTCGATGTTCGGATTGAGCCGCATCATCGCCGCCGCAGCGTTATAGGCATTCTTCACTTCGGTGTCGTTGAGAAGCATGTCGTAGAATTCCGGCGAGCACAGGCACGCAATGCCGGTCATGACATCGCCATCGAGATTGTCCTCGATGTAGCGCTTGACATTCCGTATGTGCTGGTTGAGTCCGCCGGTGATGGCTGCCCCAAAATATTCAACCTGCTCCGTCACATTGAATTCTGTGAAGAGGTCGATCATCGTCGATGCGTCGGCATCGAGCACCTTGCCACAGAGCGCGCCTACGCGGCGCCACTCATGCGTGATCTGATGCTTCATCGCCATGTTGAGCAGCTTCCGGTTGACCTGATCTTCCAGCATCATCGGCGCCTTGGAGCCGAACGCCAGAAGGTTCTGCAGGTCTCCGACTTTGATGCTGTCCTCGTGCGCAGTGAAGGGGATTTCGAAGAGTTTACGCTGACGTTTTCCGCGTGTGCCCTGCGTCGCCGGACCGCCGCGCTCGGTCGCGGGAAGGAGGTTGAGCACCATGTTGTCGATTTCGAGCGCGACGTACGTCGTCGAAAGCGGGATCGGATCGCCGAACACCCCTAGATCTGTGATGAGATTGTAGAAGTTGGGGATCTTGTTCATCGTGAGGGTGAGTTCTTCGGCCGAGAACTCGCGGTTGGTAAAGCCGTCGATAACGAGTGCGCCGCTCATTGGCGTCTCTCCTTGGTTGGGTTGTCGATGCCGCGAGAGCGGCGCGGAAATGGAAACGGCGCCGAGTCGGGAGACTTCGACGCCGCTGGCGGTTGGTGAACTGAAGAGTTACGCGCTATCGCGGACCACAATTCCCCGCGCGGCGAGCTGGGAGACCGCCTTGTTTTTCTTTGCCGTACTGTCGAACGAAGCGTCGAACTTGAGGCCGAGCCTGCCACCGATAGCCGGACCGCGCACCACGGCCACCGCAGCGACGTCTCCACTCGTCGCGTCTGCGGCGTGGCAAAGCACACCAGCGGCTACGGCCGATCCGTCCAGATTGCCCAGCACGCATTTGCGATACTTCAACGAGCCTTCGGCGATCGTGATGTCGAAGCCGTCGCCGGCTGCGAACGGGGTGGCGCCCTGCGTGAGCACACCCTTGATGTGCTCCTGCACGGTTGCGCTGTTGCCGGTGCTGCCGCCGATGGCGATATCGCCCAACACCTTGCCGTCCGGATCCTCGAGGCGAACGCTCGTCGTCGTGACGAACCGCGCGCGATAAACACCAGCGGCCGCGCCTGCGAGGATCGGCGTCGTATTGTCGAGAACGAAAGTGCCGTTGCCAGTATTGCCGCCGCTTTTGGCGCCAGACGATGCGGCACCGAGAGTGATTTGGCCGAGCAGCGTATTGACGTCGAGTGCGCCTTCGCCGCTGAGTATGGTCACCTTGTCCCGGCAGTATTCCTGCGCCATCTCAAACTTAAGAAAGTCCGAAAGCGCGTCGGGCTCGTTGTAGGTTGCTGTTCTCAAGGCCATCAGGCCCTCCTATAGGTTCGAGGTTGTCGTTGGGACGCGATTTAGCTGGCCTTCGCGGCTGATCGCGGCGGCTGCGTCTTCGCGAGCAACCGATCCATCGAAGCGCCAAGCGTCGACGCTTTGCCGACGTCGGCGGCGGGTGTTAGGTGGCTGACCTTGGGAGAACCGCCGTTCGCCTCGATAGCGCGCTGGAGGTATCCCCCGCCGCTACGTGTTACCTGCTGCGCCTCGGCCGGAAGTTTTGCGAGCGTGGCCTCCGCACTAGCGACAGGAATGTCCGTCTCGATCGCCAGAGCGAGAGCCGCAAGGGGGCGCTCCCTTGCTTCCGGCAGTGCAAGAATTCCTTTAATGCGGGATTTCTCCTCTTCGCGGCCACGAGCCATAGCCTGGTCGGCTGTCTCGAGCTTTTCCTTAGGCGGCTCAGGCTGCGTGCCTTGCTGCTGCGGCACGGCAACGGCTGGCTGCGCCGTGGCAACCGGCTCTTCCATGTTGAGCGTTCCCCGCAATGCGGCTACGGCCTGAGTGACCTCAGCGACAGTCATGCTTTCGAAGCCGCTATTCGGTTCGCGGGCGGCGAGATCCATGCCGGATGCTCCTCTGTTGGCCGCAACCTTCTGCGGCGGGCTGTTGACGGGCGCAGGCACGCTAGACCGGCTCTCCTGCGTTCTTCGGGGTACCTGACCGGACTCGGCTAGAGCGACGGCCTGATCGAATGTGCCGACGTAATCGGCTAAACCGTGAGCCACGGCATCGGCGCCGCGGTAAACGCGCGCTTCGGTGTCGCGAACTTGTTGCTCGGACATCTGGGGGCGACCGGAGACAACGAGCTTCACGAACGCGTCGTAATGAGCGTCGATGTTTCCTTGGATTTCGGCGGCCACCTCAGTAGAGAGCGGGCCGAAGGGGTGCCCATCGGTCTTGTGCTTCCCACCCTGGAAGATCGTTACATCGACGCCCTTTTTGTCGAGTTCGCGGGCGCGGTTCGCATGCACAAAGAGAACACCGATCGAACCGACGCGGGACGACTCTGTCGCAACGATTGCATTGGCTCCCGATGCGATAGCGTAAGCGGCCGAGCACGTATCCGAATTTGCGCAGGCCACCACGGCCTTGGTTTTTGAAACGTCGCGCACCAGGGCGGCCGTTTCCGCGCAGCCAGCTACCATTCCGCCAGGACTGTCGATGTCGAGGACAATTGCGCGAACTGCCGGGTCGTTTGCTGCGTTCTTGAGCTGCTGCCGAACGCCCTCGTACGAAACGAGGCCGCTGCTTGCGCCGAGGTACGCTCCGCGGTTGACCAGTTCCCCGACGATAGGAACGATCGCGGTGCCGCGGGGAGTAACCTGATAGCCCTTCCAGCGTCCTTCACGAGAGATAGCCGCTTCACCCTCGAACCGGCTCATACGCAGATCGCCGCCAACCCTGCCATCAAGCACAGCGAGAATGGCCTCGGCCTGCGATGGAAGGATCCAGTGCACGCGGTTGAAAATGAGAGATGAAAGACGCGCGAGATCCGTCATTCTGCTGCGTCCCTCTTGTCGTTGCTATTTTCTCCGGCTTCGTCCGGGACGCCTTGTAAGCCGGCCATTTCGGGTCCGGTTCCGTCGGGATCGAGCCCCAGATTGATCATGGTGCTGCGCTCATAGGCGCGCTGCTCGAGCACCTCGCGCCAGCTACGTCCATCATTGGCGGCAATGTCCTCTAGCGTCTCAACGCCCATCTGAAGGCCGAGCTGTTCGCCCTGGCGTTCCTTGTAGTGATCGACCTTCGGCTTACCCCAAGCGATAAAGGTGCCCTTGACGAGATACGGCCGGATGGCCAGGAAATTGTCATGTCCTGGCGGAAGCAGGACAGTTCCCAGGTCGACTGCCTCTTCGAGCCATGCACCGAAAAACGGCATAGCAAATTGCGTCACGAGGCGCGTTCTGCGAGCGCGATATGTGCGCCACACGCTTTCAAGCGCAGCACGGGCGGCCGAGTAGTTGACCTCGCGATAGTTTTTGCCGAGCTCGTGCGCTTCCACACCGAGGCCTGCGGCAAGCTTTCGGATGAAGGCGCTCTCGAACGCCTCGAAATTGGCGTTCGGGTGCGTAGAGCGAAGGACATCGAGGCTCTCATTGGGGAGCAAATGCGGGATCTTCGAACCGTTGAAGGTGATGTCGCGGCCTTCGTAATATTCCGCTGCGTTCGAGAGATGCGCTTTCGCGATCTCCCAAACACCATTTTCTCCTCGGGCCTGAGTGCCGAGGACTTGCATTGCCGCCGACCAATCGACCTCCGTCTTGATGACGGCGGCGAATGCGGCCTGGGTGATGGCAGTCTGCAGTTCTGTATCGTTGTACTGCCCCAACATACGCATCGGGACGATCGCCGCGGCGAATTCGGAGACACCGCGCGTCTGCTCGGGTCGAGTGTGATCGAAGGTATGCAGGACGATCGGCCTGCCCCACGGGAACATGCGCTCAACGCGTTTGTGCGTCAGAGATGCGAGGCTCGCACCGAGACCCACGTCCGCCGGGTGCCCGTCGCGGATGTAATACGCAATCGGCTCGCCGTAGATATCACGCTCGATTCCGCCGCGGACCTGATTTGAGTCCATTACGCCGGTCGGGTTTTCGAGCCGGTCAACGTCGATCAGATTGGCACACGTCAAATAGGCGCCGACGCCGGGCTTCATTTCGAGAATAGCAAGGCTCTCGCCGTCGACGAAGTCGGTCTGATCGACCGTTTGAAACATCTGCGAGAACGTGCGCTGCCGGCGTGCATCTGACTGAAATTCGATGGACTCGGCGTATGCTTCCCACTCTCGAACGATCTGGTCCTGATACTCGTTCGCTGCGGCGATATTTTTGAAGCCGAGTGTCTGCCAGTCGATCCGAAGCGCAAGTTTCAGACCTGAACCCGAAACCGCGTCGCGGTTCATGCGCACGGCATTCTTCGCGATAGGATCGTTACGCACCAAATCGCGCGCACGCGCCCGGATCAGCTTGTGATCCCGAAGAATTGCCGCGTCAGCCGACAGATTTCTCGGCCGCCACATCGCGAGCTCGCCGCCGCCGGTTATCTTCGCGTCGCGATAAGCGCGCTCGACCGACGCCGTGACAGCCGCCGGCAACGTCGTGCTCTGCGGCGCGACGGGTGCAACGTCCAGATCTTCCGACATCAATGCCCCTTAGAAGCGCGCGGTGGCAGGCGGGCCGCGTTGAACGGCTTTGGACAGATCAAGCAGGCCACTGTCTGCGCCACATTGGCGGTAAAACAGGGAGTACATCTGCTTCAATTCGTTGAGCTGCGTGCCACCGAACGTAACCTGCCGGTCTCCGAAACCCATCTGAACTGCGCGCTGGCCGCTCTGCAGCGCCATGATGGCGTCGTAAAGCTTGCGCAGTTCGTTCGCGCAATCCGGAGCAGGTTCTGGCATCGCTTCTCACCGTTTGAACAAGGCAGCAAGGTCGCCACCGCTCAGTTCCTTGCGTTGACCGGTCATCTGCTCTCGCAGAACGGTCAGATCGATGCCCTTGCAATGGGGCGAGTATCGAACGGCTATGCATCCGACAAATGTGTCGAATGCCTCGTTCCGATCCTTGATCTTCACCCACTTCGGCGTTGCGCGACCGGCCCGATACTCGACTTTGATGCGCTCCGACAGAAGCATCTCGAAGTATGAAAGCTCGAGATGTCGCGGAAAATGCACCCGGTACTTCCCATCACCGGTCTTCGGATCAGGTCTCGCCGCGAGTTCCTGCATGGTCATCGTCTTGCCGTCGTCGACGCCGGAAATGTAGAGCTTGGCACCAAGCTTGAACTTGTCCGATGACTCGTGGAACAGCGGGCGACCGAAACCCTCCTTGCCTTTGATCGCATAGAAGGGGCGGAACGCCTCTCGCTGCGTGCGAACGAATTCAAGAACGATTTGCTGCCAGTTGCCGGCATCGATCCCGATGGCAGCTATCTCAAGAGCGCCAGCAATCGGGTGTGCGAACGACAAACGAAGAAGGGTTTCATCTAGCCGGCGCCATGCAGTTGGGTCTGTGGGATCGCCATAGAGCACCCTGTAGTCGAGAACCCACTTAACCTCGTTGGGCGCCCAGCCGACATACTGCACCTCGAAGCGATCGGCCTGCACGTCAACGAACGCTGTGATGAGGACGACATCCTCAGGCACCTTGAACGTGTCGCTGTAGGTGCCATTCGCTGGGTTCGGACCGTAGTCTTCGCGCCGATCGAAAAGCGCTTGAACGGTCGTCTGCGCACCCCTGGTCTGTTTATAGGGCAGCCCTAGCTTCAGGTTTACAAAGGTCTGCTCTTTCTCACTGATGCCCTCCGCAGCTTCCCAAGCTGAAGCGAGATCGGCAAGGCTCACCCAAGGTGAATAGAGACTGTTCCAGTGATAGCCACGGATCTTCGTGGGCTCACGATTGTGCGGTACCCACTCGCCGTCGACGCTCGCGATCGCAAGTTGGCGTTGGTCCCACGGTTCATCGCAATGGATACAATGATAGCGCGCCGTTTCGGGGTGGCCCTTTTCCCATCGAACGTTGCAGACGCGATCATCTTCTTCGCCCGACCACCAGGAAAGAGCTTGATCTGCACCGCAGTGCGGGCAAGCGACGTGCCAGTGTCTCTGATCAGATCGCGCGAACCAACTCTCGATGGCCGATAGCCCATGGAGTGTCGGCGTCGAAGCTAGCACACGCACCCTGTTCCAGAAGTTCTGAGTGCGCTGAAACGCTTGGTCGATAGGATCGCCGTCATGCCCGATCGACGCCGAATACTTGTCGATTTCGTCCATGAGGACGACGCGTCGAGGACGAGACGCTAGGCTTGCGGGTGAATTGGCGCCGGCAAATACGATATCGCCGCCTGGATAGCTCTTTTCCCGGATGGTCGTCGACGTGTCACGAGATGCCGATCGCCCGACTTTGTCAAATAGCGCCGGTGTTTCCTCGATCGTCGGTGTGAAGCGCTTTGTAGAAAAACTGTCGGCGAGCTCTAACGTCGGCAGCACGAACATCTGCGGCGCCGGATCCTGGTCGACGAAGAATGCCGAGATGTTAATCAGCAACTCGGTCTTAGCCGCCTGTGACGAGCACATAAAAACGGCCACGTCGACATTCGGCTCGTGGACGCAATCCATCGGCTCACGCAGAAGCGGTAGCCGATCAGTGCGCCAGCGACCAGGCTCTGGACCCGTGCCGCGAGCGATGAAACGCTTTTCATCGGCCCACTGCGAGATCGTTCGTTTGGGCGGAAGCTCAAGTCCTATGCGCCACCCGCAAGTGTAACCTTGCATCAACCCTCGGCGATCATGCTGGCTGCTTCCTGGAGCTCACGCACCAACTGCTCGCATTCTTCTGTCAAAGACTTCATCGCCTCCAACGGGATCAGGTTGGCAACACGAGCAGGGAACCCGAGAATGCGATCCCGTAAGACCCGCGCGATAGCCGCTTCTTTCTCGCGCACCTCATCACGCGAAACCAATTTGCCGGCCATTTGATCAGCGGTGAGGCGCGACCGCTCAGCATCAGCGGCAACTTTCCGCGCTCGAGCCACATTATAGTCGTCGAAGATATCCGGCTGATCGTCCTCGTCGGCTGCAGCTCCACTACCGGCGAAAGAAGGTCGCCTTGTCTTGGGTGCGCTTTTCGCTTTTGCCGGATGTCTTGCCGATCGGCGATCAGGGCGATTTCCATATGCAGTTCGCTTCGCCTGATCAGTCTTCCGCTCGTATTCGCCCTTCGCCTTGTCGAGATCGATGCCGAACTCGGTCTCGGTAATCACCCCTTTTTCGATCAACTGACCAACCCGTCGACGCCCGATCCCTAGGGCATCCGCGCATTCTTGCCGGCTTCCCCACACGGTTTGGGAATCAATGGCCTGACTTCCCATCTGACTTCCCAGCGTGAAAGCCCAGCGTTTGCGGGCGTTTTCGAGGTTGACAATCGCCCATGGGAATCATGGGAAGTCACAATTTTGAACCTCACCTAGCGAGTTTTCGCGCGCAGCGGCGCCCGCAGGCAAAACGAGGCCAGAAGGTACCTTGCGATTTGAACGGCGTTGAGTTTCGTCGTTCGCGTGTTAGAGGTGCATGCGCATGGGATAGGGTGACGCCCCACGCCCGCCCCCGTCACAACGCGCGACGCTTGCACTCAGAGACCGTACTTGGCCTTGGCCTTCTTCAACTCGACTTCGGCACGGCGCACGCTCTCGCGCAGAAACCAATTCGCCTCTTTCCTCACGATGGCGCGACACATGGGTGCGTGACGCTGCATCTCTCGGACAGGGTTCGGCCCCCACAGTGGCTTGATCGGAAGACGTGCCTTACTCGTTCGCGTGAACAGGAGCCCCCCGCCGTATGCGCTCCCTCCGGTAAACCGGCGAGGCATGAACGAGCCCTTCGCTACCTGCCCCCGGTTCCACGCCTTGTGCGTGCCGCCCGCCGACCCTGGCCGCCAGCTCGCGCCGAAGTCCGCCTTCGTCACGCGGAAATGCCGACCGCTCACCGTGACGCCAGCCCGCATATTCCCGGCCGACGCGATGACAGGCTTGATGCGCTTGGTCACTTCCTGGAAGCGGCGAATGCCGGTCCAGTGCTTGATGAAGCGCTTTAGTTGCGTGCCGACACGCTGGCCCGCCCGATTGAGCGACTGCGCGAGAATGACCTCGGCGCGCTTGTATCCCGTGCCGGCGTCGATCAGCGCGCGTCGCAGATGCTCGATCTTGTGCGCATCGATGTGGATCGACACGCCGCCCGACATGTGATCGCCGCGAGACGCGCGCGCGGCGTTGTAATGAGCCGCCGACTTGTAGCTGCGGTTTGCTCCCCAGCCCGAGCGCGGCGTGTAGCCCATTGGACTTTTCCTTGGCGCTACCGCTTCAGGCCGAGCCGCGCCGCTGCCTTGATCTTGAGCGCCTGGGCGCCGTGCTTCAGATCCTCGGCCGAAGTGCGGGCGACGAAGCGAGCGGCCTCAGCGACCGCCTGTGAGTCACCTCGCGCGATGGCAAGGGCAGCGTCGCGGATCGCGTTCGCGCGCTCTCCACATCTGCACCCCATGTTTCTTTCCTCGCTTCGGATGCCCACGTCTCGCTCACGCTCGCCGCATCCGCTCGGGGTTAGGCCCGCGAGTAGCCCTGCACGAACACGCTCTTGCCGCCCTGCTGGCGGTAATAGCCCTTGACCGAACCGTTCGAGCCCTGAGGCGTCGCAGCCGCGACGCGACGGCCGCCCGTGCGGTTGCTGGCCTGGATGGCCCGTCCAGACCGCTTCGCCGCGCCTGCTGCCACGCCGGAGCGCGCTTGTCGCATCTTCTCGATGCGCACGGCCCGATCCGCCGCACCCATCAACTTATGGCCCTGATAGGTCTTGACGGCACCAGTCACGGCATAGAGAGCCCCCAGGCCACTGACAACAGCGCCAGCGCCAGGCGGCATAAACATTCCAGCAATAGACGCCGTCATCCCCAGCGATTGCCGACCGCTACCGATCGCCCTGAGGTTTGCACCGGAAAGGCGGCGCAGGCTTGCCTTGAGACCACCAAATCCACGCTTCGCCATCGTTCCTCTCCTTTGCTGGGCGCTTCGGATGCCCACCAGCATCCGCGCCTTCCTACCGCCGCTGATAGCCCTGCACGAACACGCTCTTCCCGCCCTGCTGGCGGTAGTAGCCCTTGACCTGCCCGTTCGAGATCGCGATCGGAGCGCCGCCGCGCCGGCTGCTGCCAACTTTGCGAGCCACAGCCTGCACCGCGCCACGCCGCGCAATCTGCGCCCTGAGCGCCGACACCGTGGCGCCCGCCGTGCGCACGCCGCGCACGACCACGTTCGAGATGAAGCCTGA